AAGTATCGGGCGTTGCGCTGCGCCAGAAGCAGGCGCGCGGCCAGATTCAGATTCAGGTGCCGCTGGACAATTTGGCCAAGACCCGCCACTTCGTGGCGGAGCGCATCCTCAAGCTCATCCAGCAGTTCTATACCGAGGAGCGCATCATCCGTATCGCCAACGACATGCTGCCGGGCGCGCAGGGCGCCGAACAGGTGCTGGTCGTTAACCAGATGGCAGAGGACGGCTCGATCCTCAACGACCTTACCATCGGCACATACGACGTTGTTATCAGCACCCAGCCGAACCGTGACAACTTCGACGAAAGCCAGTTCTCGGAGGCCGTGCAACTGCGCGAACTTGGTGTGATGATCCCGGATCATGTGATCGTCGAGTACAGCCACCTGGCGCGTAAGCAGGAGCTGGCTGAACTGCTCAAACAGCAAGGTGGCTTCGCTGAGCCGAATGAGGCTGAGGTTGAGCTGATGCAGCTGCAGCAGCAGATGCAGCTCAAAGCGGCGCAGCTTGAGCTGGCCAAGCTCGAAGGCGAGGTGATGGAGCTGCAGGCCCGTGCCCAGCTGCAGGCTGCCAAGGCTGAGAGCCTGAGCGCCGAGGATCGAGCCCGCATGAGTGAGCTTGAGGCCAAGATCATTATGAAGCGCGAAGAGCTTCAGACCCGTATTCAGCTTGCAATGCTGACTGCGCAGAGCCGGAAGCAGGATGTCGGCTCCCGCATGTTGATGGAGCACGCCCGCCTGAGTACCCAGCGTGCGATCGCTGGGCGGCAGGCACAGGACACGTCCCCCACAGAAAGAGGTAATAGTTAATGGCCCTTACCCCGATGCCTGAATCGCTCCACCGTGACCTGATGCCGGGTCTGTACGAGGAAGAAGATGATGCTGGTCCCGTTGATTATGGCAACGAACTTGCCGCAGATGATGGCGCTCTGGCTCCTGAGTCAACCCCCAAGCCCGTGGACGAGCCTGATGCTGATCCGGCTGAACCGACCCCCGAAGGAGACGTGGAAGAACCCGACTCTGAAGCGGGGCCCGATGTAACGCCTGACGAGGAGCCGGAGGCCGACGCTGAGCCTGAGCCTGAGCCTGAGCCTGAGCCTGAGCCCGAGCCCGAGCCTGAGCCCGAGCCTGAGCCTGCGCAGAAGAAGAAGGTGATGATCCCGAAGTCGCGGCTCGACGACGAGATCGCCAAGCGCCGTAAACTGGAGCAGCAGCTCAAAGAGATCGAGCGTGAGCGCGCAGCGAAGGAAACGGACGCCGCGGCAGACGAGGCGTTTGAGGCTACGGTCAGCGAGGCCAACGCGCTGCTCCGTCAGGCGAATGAGGCCGTGCTCGATGGCGATCTCGACAAAGCTGCGCAGCTGCAGCAGGACGCGCTGATGAAGATGGCGACGGCGCGGCAGGCACCGGCCAAATCTGACGCCGGCGACCCTGAGACGCTCATCGAGCAGCTGGAGCAGCGTATTGAGCTGAAGCATACGCTCAAGGGTATCTACGAGAAGTACCCCATGCTTGACGCTGAGTCTGAGCAGGCAGACGCCGACCTGATCGAGCGCGCGGTGATGTACGAGCGCATGTACGCTGAGATGGGCCACACGCCCGCGGCAGCGGTCGAGCGGGCTGTCGAGGACGCAGTCAAGCTGATGCGCCCTGAGCTTCTGGCCACCGCCGAGCCGACGCCGGTCGCGCCCAAGGCTGATCCGCAGAAGCGTCGTCAGCAGGAGAAACGCCAGTCGGTGGACAAGAAGGTCGAGATGGCCAACCGGCAGCCGCCGCAGGCACCGTCAGCCAGCACAGCTGAGCCAGCGGTCAATCCGGCTGATCTGTCTGAGGAGGAGTTTGACGCGCTGCCGGCAGCTGTTCGCGCCCGTCTGCGTGGCGACTTCCTGTAAAAGGCGCGCTGCTGCTCAAAGCCCTGGTTTGCCGGGGCTTTTTGTTGCATTAAATAAGTGGCGTTGCTACTATTCTAGTCAGTACACCACCGACGACACAGGTGGTCGGGACAGCCACCGTTATGGGCGACCAAAGCGTCCTCCCACGACACGGGAACCGGGTTCAGGGCTCAAGCTCTGCGGTTCCTTCGTGTCCCGCTGTCGGCCCTGAAGCAAACAGTACGTGAGCATTAGAGGTCGAAATGGCTCTTACTAACTTTGCGTCGCTCACCACGGAACAGAAGACCGCGTGGGCGAAAGATTTCTGGAGTGTTGTCCGCAACAACTCCTTCATTATGCAGTTTGCTGGCAAAGGGCATAACGCCCTGATCCAGCGCATCACCACTCTGACCAAGTCTGAGAAGGGCACCCGCGCGGTGCTGACGCTGATCGCCGATCTGGCTAATGATGGTGTCACCGGGGACTACATCCTCGAGGGCAACGAAGAGGCCATGAAGGCGTACGACACTGTGATCCAGATCGACCAGCTGCGTAACGCTGTACGCAACGAAGGTCGCCTGGCTGAGCAGAAGTCCGTCGTTGCCTTCCGCGAGGCGGGTAAAGATCGCCTGGCGTACTGGATGGCCGACAAGCTGGATGAACTGGCGTTCCTGACGCTGTCGTCCATGCCATACACCCTGCGTACCAACGGCGCTGTGCGTCCGGTACTGCCGACCGGTCAGAACCTCAGTGACCTGGAGTTCGCTGAAGCGGCTCCGGCGCCGTCCGCCAACCGCTGTGTATACGTCAACAGCACCGGTGACATCACCTCCGGTACGGGCTTTGACGCCGCCGATGGCACGCTGGGCACCCTGAGCTACAAGACCATCCTGCGCCTGAAGGCCAAGGCCAAGGACGAGTACATGCGCGGCGTCCGTACCAGCGGTAACGGCGAAGTGTTCCACATGTTCGTCACCCCGCAGGGTATGGCTGATCTCAAGCTCGACCCGGATTTCATCGCTAACGTCCGCCATGCCGGCGTCCGCGGTGACAAGAACAGCCTGTTCCAGGGTACTGACTCCGTGATGGTCGACGGCGTGGTTGTCCATGAGTTCCGCCACGTGTTCGACAACACTGGCGCAGCTGACGGTAGCCGCTTCGGTGTGACCAAAGGCAACGACTATGGTCAGCGCGCACTGTTCTGCGGCGCTCAGGCGCTGGGTCTGGCTGACATTGGTACCGCGTACTGGGACGAAGATTACTTCGACTACAACAACCAGCCGGGTATCTCCATCGGCAAGATGGTGGGCTTCCTGAAACCGAAGTTCAAAGGCAATCCGCTGCGTCCGGATTCTCTTGAAGACTTCGGTGTTATCACCGTCGATACCTCGATCTGATGACAACGGGCCGGCCACTGGCTGGCCCTTTTCCTGTGGAGATTAAGCTATGAGCGATAGCCCTACACTGTATGTGTCCGATAAGGACGTGGTCATTACCACCAAGCAGGGTGTCTCGGCGCGCTTTGTTGCGGGCCGTCCGCGTCCTCTGCGCGAGTCGCTTGTTGACGCGGCTAAAGCTGCAGGCGTCAAAGAGCACGCTGACGCCCCGGAGAAAAAGACAACCGCACGCCGACAGAAGGCAGCGGAGACTGAGTAATGGCGTACACGGCGGGTGATGTAGTCGCGCAGGCGCACTTACTACTCCAGGACGACGGTACCCGGTGGCCGGAAACCGAGCTGTTCCTGTGGATAGATGAAGCGCAGCGTTTTGTCGCTCGCCTTGTGCCTGAAGCGCTGGCGAAACGGGCCACGGTGACGTTGTCGGCCGGCGCCGAACAGCAGCTGCCGTCTGATGGCGCGCTGTTTTTTCGCGTAGTGCGCGATTCTACCGGTCGCACCCCGCGCCAGGCGGTCAAGCGCGCGCTGGACGTGCTCGACCCTGACTGGCCTGACGCGCGTGCCACTGCGGCTGTCAGGCACTACATGATGGACGAGCACCGACCACAACGCTTCTGGGTCTACCCGCCGAATACTGGCACTGATGTTGAGATCGAGTATCAGGCTATGCCGGTGGCAGCCGTCGACAGCAGTACGCCGCTGACATGCCATGACCGCTTTTTTACCGCAGTGCTCGACTATGTGATGTACCGGGCATACGACAAAGACGCTGAGGACGCCGCGAACAAGGCGCTGTCCGAGTCGCACTTTGTCCGTGCCGCGCAAGCGCTTGGCGCGTCACCTCGCGCAGCGCAGATCGTAGCAACCAAGGAGCGCGATAATGGCTGATGTTCTGTTTGACGAATACTACGGCGACATTGCACTTCAGGTACCTGGCGCGCCGGAGCCGCTGATCGACCGCGCCATTGTCCGCGCGACGCGCACGCTGTGTTACGAGAGTGAATACTGGCGCGTGACAACCGATCCCATGATGGTGCGCAACGGCGTTGTTGAGCTTGATCTGCCGACGAATAGCGAGATCGTACGCCCGCTGTGGGTACGCCTCGGCGAGCGCGAACTCAAAGCGCACAGTGACCACTCGCTCATGGGCGTACAGCCTGGTCTCCCGCGGGGCTACGTGGTTGATGCTGACCTGCTGACGCTGGTGCCGCAGCCGGACGGTGTGATTGACGAGCGCGTCACTGCGCGGCTAGTGCTGCAGCCAACTCGCAGCGCGCCTGTTGTGCCAGAAGCCGTCGGGCGCCGTTTCTATGAAGCCATCGTTTCAGGCGCGCTGAGCTACCTGTGCGCGCAGGTCGATCAGCCGTGGGGCAATGCTGAGCTTGCGCAGCTGCACGCGGGTGGTTTTCAACGCCAGATCGCGCTGGCCCGTCGCCGCGCGGGCAGTGAAGGCGCGCACGTTCCACGTTCTATCGTCTATGGGGGGCTGTAATGGTCAGTCTGCATCCGGCGTCTCTATCTGAAATCCGCGATAACTGGCAGTTTTTTGTAACCGGCGTTGGCGAGGTTATCGACAAGTGCCAGGCGGATTTTCACCCAGCTGACGTATACCGCGAGGTGACATCCGGCGGCGCGCATTTGTACTGGATCGAGGACGAGGGAGAGACGGTCGGTTTTACTGTTCTGACCGAGTATATTGACCGCTACTCCCGCAAGTCGGTGCTGTCGCTCGATATGACCTATCTGATACCGAACGTCGCACAACTGGAAGAGCTGGGTGACGCTGTGCTTGAGCTGGCGTCGGAGCTTGGCAAGGACCGGATCGAATGGTTCAGCCCCCGTGTTGGCTGGACTCGCGTCATGGACCGCTTGGGGTATCAGTCCGACTCGATGCTGTTCTCACGGGAGGTGTCCTGTGGGTAAGAAAGGCGGCAGCAAGGTCAAGGAGTCCGCCAACGAGAAGGCGTTGGCGCAAGTATCGCAGCAGAAGTGGAACCGATACAAGTCTCTATACCGCGATGTTGAGCGCGATTTCATCGAGGATGTGTCGCAGGATACGTCGCCGCTGCTTCGTGGGCGCGCGATCGCTGACGTTGCGCAAGCGTCAGGCGACGCTGCTGGCGATGCCATCGCACTCGGTCGAGGGTCTGTCAGCCGACTGGGCACGACGGCGCGCACTATCGGTGGCGCACGCGCGCTTGGCGCTGTCGGTGCGAACAAGCAAGCTCAGGCGCTGCGTGACAAAGGCCAGCTTAGCGCGCTTGGTATCGGTCTTGATATGTCGGTCGACGCGCAGAACGGTCTGGCGACAGCGGCGCGCGCCTCTAATCAGGAGGCGATCGCTAAGGCGCGAGCGCAGCAGATCGAGAACGAGGCTCTTGTAGGTGGGCTGGGCACGCTCGCCGGCGCCACAATGGCGTCGTACGACGAAAAAACTGGGTTCTTTACTCCGAATGACTATTCCAAAAACGGGCTGGTGGTTACTGGGCTAGGGTCGAACTATGTTCGTGACGTTAAGCGGGGGTGATGTATGAGCGCTGATGCTATTCTGGCGTCGGTCACGCGCGATCAGTGGCAGCACTATCTGCGGCAGTTCGCACCGCTCGAGGAGCAGCTGGTCAGTGACATCGACAGCAACGAGCTTGTTGAACGAGCCGCCAATGACGCTGCGACACAGGTCGGTGTCGGCAAGGCGTCTCTTGATCGGTCTATCGCCCGGTACGGCCTGAATATGACCGGTGCGCAGCGGGCGCAGCTCGAACGGCAGCGGCAGCTTGGTGCCGCGACAAATACCGCGCAGTCGATCAACACTGCCCGGATTGACCAACGCGAGCGCAACCTGGGTGTCGCTGCTGATCTGATGATGAAAGGGCGCGGCGTTTCGTCCAGCGCGATTGACGGTCTCGGTCAAGCCGCCGGACTTGAAGCCCAGCGTAACGCCGCGAATGCCCAGGCTAAGGCGCAGAGCAGCGCGCAGACGCTTAATACAGCGCTTGGGGTGGCGTCCCTGGCTATGATGATTCCGTGGTGATTTGATATGGCTGACTTTTTCTCGTCTGCGGCTGGAGCACTTCGGCTCGGTTCTTCGCTTGGTGCCAGTCGTCGCGCGCGCGAGACACATGAGCGCAATATCGCCCAGGAAGATTTCCTGGCGCGTCGTGGCACGTATATGCGGGCTCTGTACGATGATAACGGCAATCCTATGACCGCCGAACAGATCGCAGCCGACCCCAACGCGATGCGTGCGCTCGAGGCTATGCACCAAGACCCTTATATCCGCGATACGCTGTTTAACGGCCGTGACATACTCGGCGCCGTCCCTGTGGCCGACGACAAGTTCACGTACGCCGTTCGTGGCGACGATGGCAAGCCAGCCCCGCTGACGGCGCGCGCGTCCTCAGATGAGGACGATCCGGTTGTTGTGCATGACTACAACAGCCTCAATCAGTACGCTGACGCGTTGCGCTATGTCTTGACTGCGGACGGCGAGAACCTGCAGCGCGGGCTTTCGATGGCGTATGGCACGCTTCGTGGCGGTGTCGCTGCTGCTGGGCAGCAGCAGGAGCAGCAGCCCGAAACCAGTCAAACCGCTGATGCGCGTCTTGGCTCAGCGGCGGCGTTTGCGGCACCTGACTACGCGCCGCCTCGTTTTGAGGAGACTGGCGCGCCTGCAGGCGATGCGCCTTCAAAAACCTCGCCGTTTGGCGATCCATCCGATCGCGTGCCCGCTACACATGACGCAGCGGCCGTTGATACTGATCTTCTCGGTAAAGCAGCGCGTGCGCTTGAGCTTGGTGCCAGTCCGATTGATGTGTACGCTGCTACGCGCGAACGCGTTGTTGTTCTGGACGGTAAGCCCGTGCTGATGTCGTCGCTCAGCGCGGCTGATCGCGAGCGCGCGCGGCAAGAAACTGCTAGCCAGCAGATGAAGAAGCAGTTTTCTGACCTTACGCAGAGGCTGAAGATGGTTCCTGCGCCGGAGCGGTCTTCAGAGGACGCGATTCGCGCGGCTTTTGGCGATGAGGCTATTGGGCGCCCATCCCGCGACCCCAAATACGGTCCTGGTTACACGGTTGGCGACCCCGCGGTTGAGGTGAAAGCGGATGTCCCGGTCGGTGGTGAGTTCAGCGTCGACCTGAACAAGCTGGTCGCCGAGTCATCACCGCGCGAGACTGAAGCTGTAGTACAGCAGATTGCGAGCACCGAGCCGTCTGGCGATACACGCGTTAACGCGCCTGCGGTTAACCGCCTCAGTCGACCGACTACCGAGCTGTCGCAAAAAGACATGGCGCGCGGGTATGGGTACCTGGTGTCAGCGGGCCTGTTGACCCCCGCGCAGGCTGTTTCAGCGTATCAGACGCGCGTCAACGATGCTCAGCGACTCGCTGTTGAGTCTGCGAAGGCGCGCGCGCAGATCGAGAAGTATACGCGCGAGGCTGAAAAGCATGCGCTCGATAC